AGTTAATTAACATTTCCATCGTTTACGAGCTTGCCTAAGTCTGCTGTTAGGATCTCTTGCAGCTTTAGGATGCTTTTTCATTTGCCCTGCGGATCTTGCACAGTAGCTTTTACGTCTTTTGGCAGCTTTAGATCCCGGTTTTACTTTACCAGTAACAGCGGTTTGTAATTTACTACCGGGATTTTTTCTTCTATATGCTGCTACACCTTTTTTAGTCATACCAGCACCTGCTTTAGTTTTACGCAAGTGCCCACCCTTTTGAGTTAACCCTGACATATCACCTTTTTTTGTTTTTTTCTTTTCCGCCATTTGTTAGTAATCCTTTTGGTACTGATGCTATTTCCATATTTACACTAAAAGACCTGCGTTCTCCTTCAGAATAAAATGGATATACAGTATGTAATAATTTTGCAGGGAATAAATAAAAATCACCTACTCTTGGTTTAGCAACAAATCCTGAACTTTCCATCCAATTAGGTGATCCATTACTAAACTGTATATGTCCATGTGAAGGATGGTGGTCTTTATAATCTTCTTCACATTCTTCTTCAAACTTCTCTGGTAAAGCTAGATAACCTACACAAGATAAAGAACAGTTTGTGTGTATGTGCATTGGATTGTATTCATTTGCATACTGCCTGACAAACCAACCATTTATAACATTTAATTGATAATCTACATCTCTAGGTAAACTATCTTCTAACATTTTTGCACGTTCAAAACAATATTTATAGTATTCAAAAACAAAACCACCAAGTTCATTTACAAATATTTTACTTATAGCATCTGTAAATCTTGTTTCTTGTTTTACTTTACCAACTAAATACTCTGAGTGATCGGGTAAATCGTCATCAATGTGAGAATTTAATTCTTTAACAAATTTATCTGATAACTTTTTATAAGCTATAACTGGTCCAAAAGGAGTTAAAACTTCTGTATCAGCTATAGGTTTAAAGATATTACCATGAACTTGTTTTTGTTTTTCTACTTCACTCATTTAAAAACCCCATTTTGTTACTAAATAATTTTGAACTAATGCGGTCTTTGTTAATAATTCTTTAAATAATTGTTGATTACTGTTTGTTTTTAATAACTCTAAATTTATACTTAATACTTCTTCTAAATTTTTTAAGATAAAAGATTGTTCGTAAGTAATATTAGACTCAAACCAACCTATAATATTTTGTCTACGCCCACTTATAATTGGTGTAACTTTGTGAGGATATATAATTGGAAAGATTACTATCTGACCCTTACCAATATTATAAGCTATTTCCCCTGCTTCTGTTTGTAAAACAAAATCTCCACCTTCGTAATCATCACTTAAACTTATAGTAAAACCATAATTATATATCATTTTACTATCAGATGATTGAAAAGAATCTACATGGTAGTCGTAAAAATCATTGGTATTGTAGTTGTTGTAAATTCTATTTTTTATTTTTGTAGGTGCATATATTTTTTTAATAGCTTTTTTATTTTTAAATATACTACCTATGTATTCATCTATTTTAGGAGTAATTAATGTTTCTTTGTTTTCTTTTATATTGTAAACATTACTTAATTTCTGTGATTTTTTACCGTCTACAAAATTTTTATTAAGTTTTGTAAGTATACTATCTGTTTCTTCATCTGTAAATAATTTATATATCATTATTTACCCCACGCTTTTTTCAAATAAGATTGAACTAGTGTGGTTTGTATAAACTTTTCTTTATCTTTCCCTTTTAGATGTGTTTGTACATCATATAAATTTTTTAAGATAAAAGATTGTTCATACGATACATTAGATGAAAACCAACCTAATATGTTTTCCCTTACTCCTGATGTAACTTTATTCACACCATGTGGATATATAATAGGAAAAACTGCTGCTTCTCCAGCTGCCAACTTAAACGACATTGGCCCTACTTCTGTGTGAAGAAAAAACTCTCCACCTTCATATTGATCGTTTAAATTTATAGAGAAACCATAGTCAAAATATACATTGTTTGATTTTGGTGTTGCTCTAAAAGAATCTACATGAATATCATAAAAATCATCTTTTTGATATTTATTATAAAAATTTACTGATATTCTATTTGGACAATAAACCGAATCTATAAAACTATGATTATAAAAAATATCAATTAAATATTTTCGTACCTTTTCTGGTACAGCAAGTATTTCTTGATTTTGTTTTACATTATATATTTTGTTTAAAGGCTGTGTAAAACTACCATCTTTATACTTTAAATTTTTTATTGCATTTGTGCAATATTTAACATTCTCTTCTGTAAGTAACTTAATAAAAAACATTTACTATTCCTCTTTAATTTGAACTCAGCAATGAGGTAAAATATGAGGGGTTTTTAAGGAACCCCTCGAAACCTTAATATAATACTATGTACCAGTTGAAACTGTAGCAGACTCAACAGGGTTTTTAGAAACGTCAACCAAAACAACGTGAGCACGGAATCTCCATGCAGTAGTTTTAGTTGAACCACCATCAATAACTAGAAGATCTAGTGTATCTGCTGATGTAACCATAGCTGAATCTGTACTTTGAGCACCAAAATTGATAGCAGTAGTACCATTAGAGGCAGCACCATCAATAAAAGCGTCAACATCACCACCTGTAATACCAACATCAAAAGTGATTTGTGCATTACCAGATGCTTCAAGAATTTCGATACAACCACCAACAACCATTGTGTCAGCAGGTAGATCTATTAATTGAACGATGTCGCCTTGCTCTAAGTCTGTGTTGTCAACAGCATCGTAAACTGGAGAAGTAATAACATAGGCTTTAGCAGCACCAGCAGGATGACCTACTGTTCCGCCACTACTATGAGTTGCATTATATGTAGCCATAATATATACCCCCCTTATGTATTAAGATCAGGAACACCAGACAATACGCCAGTAAATCCTGTTCCAGAGCCACGAAGAACTTTTCTTCCAAAGACGTGTAAACCACGTACAATGTCAGCAAAGCTGTTTGGATCACGAACTACTTCTGTTTTAGCAATATGTGATGCAGTAGCAACTGCACTAATATGACCAAACAATACATTAGTTTCACCACTTGTTGATGAAGGGCCAAAGGTTGCTGTAGCATCAGAACCAGTACCACTTACTGCAATCGCATTGGATTGATATAGTGTGAACCCATGAACTTGTCTTGCTGTAACAGCACCGTTCATAAGAGCAGACATATTCTCACCAGTTACGCTTGAGTCCATCAATTTTGCATCGGCTTGACGTAATATTTCATAGAATTGAGGAGGAGCTACGCACCATCTTCCTTCTTCTGGAACATCATTTTCGTCAAGTAGACGAGCAGCTGTACTAAGGTAGTTTGCACACTCATTACCAGTATTGCATGATATAGCAGAACTAGCAGCACCTAAATTAGTAGTGTCTGTAGTTGCATTTGAGTTGATATTACTTAATACATTGTAGTCGTATTGCTTTTTCAGAGCGTATGCACCTGAAGATGTAGCCAAAGCCTCAAAATTTAGATGGCTGTGTCTTTCTTCAATGTCATCAACTCTAAAAGAAAAAGCATTACCCTGATCTACAGTAAGAGTAATCTCTGTATCTGTAAGATCTTGTGGGTTTAAAGTTGCACCACGTTGATAAGCAGAAACCGTAATTGTCGGTTCTTTGATTATCTTCACGGTATCGCCAAAGTTCTCTATTTCGCCAGCATAGTCGGTGTTAGTAATTGCTTCTACAACCGAAGAGCGTCTGAAAAATTTAAGAACTTTTTGACTGAATATGCTAGGAACGAATGACCCATTAACTAGGTTGTCGTAACCAGCAGCAGTACTAAAAGCCATAACCTTTCTCCTTTAAAAAGTTATAAGATTGTTGATTAAAGTTCTTTGATTCGACCTTCTCGATTTGCTAGATCAAGTTCTTCTTCTAGCTTCATGTATTCATGAGGTTTTAATCGAGAAATCTCTTCATGTGTCCAAATCTTTTTGCCTTGATTTTTATCTGTAATGTCTTGCGAGGCTGTGGTTGTTTTTACAGCTTTTGCAGCATCACTAGGTTTTTTAGATTTAGACTTTTGTTTACCAATACCTTTGTCAAGTTTATAAAGGTCAACGGTCCTCACGGCCCACTTTACATCTGTAGCATTTTTTGTGACACCTTCAGCAATACTGTCAGGTTGATCTTTTAGCCATTCTACAAACTCTTCACTATCTTTTAAATCGAGAAAGTCTGGATGATGGTTTAAAAGTTCTTTCTGAGCATTTTGCCTTGAAAGTTCAAATTCTTTTTCTCTTAGGATATTAAGGTGTTCCTCAACATCTTGGATTCTAGAATCTGTTTTCATACTAGCAACGGTTTCGATAACGTCATAAACATCAGGATGCTTCTGCTTAAAAAGTTGAAGTTCTTCTGCTGTTTTTGGCATAGCCATATTTGATTTTTTATTATCTTGAAGTTGAATAAGAATTTCTTCTTTTTCTTTTCTCCACTCAGATAACTTACTATCATAATGTGACTTTAAATCATCATACCGTTTCTTGTAATCATGTTTAGTGCCTGTGTTTTTCTCTGGAAGTACATCTTCAGCTGGTTCTATTTTTTGTTTTAGAGAGTCAGCTTCTTTTGTAATCTCTTCCTTTGTTTGAAACACTCTATCCTTACCGACATACGGTGATGGGGTAGGCGATTTTACTTTAGTTTCCTCTACTTGTTGATTTGTTGTATCAGTCATTTTTCACCTCCATGCAGGGCCACATCTAGTGGGTAGCTACTGTTGGTATTTGCGACAGGGCCAGACGAGGAGTCTAGGTGGCTGTCAAATTCTATGTACGCCCTAAG